ACCTATCTTGTTGGACTAAGATACCTTTGAATGAGTTATCAGACCCACAATGGAGAGATACGTTAGACGAAGTTATTGAAGCTAAGGGTAAAGGGAAGGGTAGGTTAATTCTTAAGAAGTTCCCAAGTGATGGTACTACCATACCTAAGATTAGGGCATACCTTAAGAAGAAGATTTCACAAGGGTTTCGACCTGACATTCTATTATTGGATTATATCGATTGTGTAGTTCCTACTAAGGAATTCAAAGATGAGTACGCAGGTGAGGGTAATGTAATGCGACAGTTCGAATCGATGTTATCTGAGTTCGATATTGCGGGGTGGACTGCGGTTCAAGGTAATCGGTGTTTGCGGTTAGACACTGAGATTCAGACAGTTAGATTAGGTAAGTGTGAGATAAAAGATGTTATTGAAGGTGACGAAATTTTAACACATAGTGGTTACAAAAAAATTACAAACGTATTTCCAATTACTAAACAAGTTGTTTATAAGATAAAAACGAAATCGGGTAAAGAAATATTTGTTTCGGCAAAACATGAGTTCCCAGTAAAATATGGTAAATTGAGGTCTATATCGACTGGGTTATCCGTAGGTGACAAATTATTAAGTAAGAAAAAGAAAAAATAATAAACGAATGTATAAATTTTTTAAACAACTAGATAAATGGGGGAACATAATTTAGATTTAGGTGATTTCGAGTTAGATGAAATCGAAAGTATTGAGTTAATTGGTGAAGAGGATACTATTGATATAACTGTAGAAGATACGCATATGTTTTATGCCAATGGTATCTACACACATAATTCAAGTATTGGTGCTGAAGTAGTTGAAGCTGACCAAATGGCTGGCTCAATTAAGAAAGGTATGATTGGTCACTTCATTGTGAGTATAGCTAAAACCTTGATTCAAAAGGAAGCGGGTATTGCTACATTGGCAATCCTTAAATCTAGATTTGGAAAGGATGGGCTTATATTTCAAGATGTTAAGTTCGATAACGCTACTATTCAGATTGATATCACCAGAAATCAAGGTGCTAAATCATTCATGGAGAAGAACGTTGAGAAGGCGGCTGATACGCAAGATAAGATAAAAGGTCTTATGCAAAAAGCGGCTAAAGATAGGGATGATAGATTAGCTAGGGAGGAAGTTGAACGACAAGCGAAAGGTGAACAAGTAGAAGAGGATGAGAATAAAAATATTACTTCGGAGACTACTGAGGTTGAGGCTACTACATAAAAAGTAAAAAGTAATAGGGTGGTTTAATGTGAGACCACCCTATTTATTATAAAGCATTCGAAAGTGGCGCAAGGGAAATATATCAATATCTACACATTAAGCTCGGTAGATAACCCAAATGAGGTAAAATATGTTGGGGTTACTAAATATAAGCCTAGTTATAGGTTAAGTAGTCATATATATGAAGCTAAAAATAAACCTGATATAACACCTAAAACTAAATGGGTAAATGAGATTAGGTTTAAGTTAGTTCAAAACGTTATTGATGTTGTGGAAGAACGTGATACCGACTTTTGGGAAAAATATTGGATAGGGAAAATGACAGCGTTGGGGTTTAACTTAGTTAACTCTAATAAAGGTGGTGGCGGTCTATCTAAACGAGATGAAGAATTTTCGATGTGGTTAAGTGAGCGAAATATGGGTAATAAATACAATCTAGGTAAGACCCATTCTAAAGAAACCAAAATGAAAATGTCGTTAAGTAAGGTAGGTAAGGAGTCACCCAGAAAGGGTTGTACCTTATCTGATGAAACCAAAATGAAAATGTCTGTGGCGAAAATTGGTAAGCGTGGAAATGCTTCTGGCGTCAAACATACGTATGAGACTAGAAGGAAGAAGATGAAATCAGTAATACAAATGGATATCAATGGTAGTGAAATTAAACTTTGGGGTAGTATGAGTGGTGCGGCTAAAGAGTTAGGGTTGGATAATGGTAAAATAACGTTAGTTTGTCAAGGAAAGAGACAAACTACTGGAGGTTTTAAGTGGAAATATTGTGGCTAACGGGCGATTTATAAACATAAACTATCCGTTTAAGGATAGTGACAACGGTTTTCTATTACAATTGAATAATACAGATTCAAAAGCAGTAAAAGCAGACATGATGCACCTAATTTTGACCCAGAAAGGTCAGCGATTATATATGCCAGACTTTGGTACCGATTTAATGAAATACATCTTCGAACCTAATGACGCAAAAACGTTATCGGAGATAAAGTTAGATATCCAAGAAACTGTAAAAAAATACATCCCCAACCTAACAATTAACGAGGTTGAGGTAGACAGGGATACCAATAATGAATATAAAGCCACAATAAGAATCGATTACAGTATCAATGAAGATGTCTTCGTTGAAAAAGACTTTGTGGTCATCAACATTTAACACTAAACAGGGTTATATCTTTGATATAACTGTGTCTTGTTGGTTTCCATAAAGTCCATAATAAATTAAAAATAAAAAGAGAAAAAGAATGGATTTATCAAACAGTATTATGTCTGATATTACGGTACATATGAAGTATGCTAAGTATGTACCATCACTAAACAGAAGAGAGACGTGGGAAGAACTGGTCACTAGAAATAAAGAGATGCACCAGCGCAAATATTCACACATCCACGATGAGATTGAGGAAGTATACAAATTTGTATACGACAAGAAGGTATTACCTTCAATGAGAAGCTTACAATTCGGGGGTAAATCAATAGAAACCAGCCCCAATAGAATTTACAACTGTGCTTATTTACCGATTGACCACTGGAAAACTTTCAGTGAAACTATGTTTTTACTATTAGGTGGAACTGGTGTGGGATACTCGGTACAGAGACATCATGTTGACCAATTACCTGAAATAAGAAAACCTAATACTAACAGACGAAGACGCTTTCTTATTGGAGATTCAATTGAAGGGTGGGCTGATACTATCAAGGTACTTATGAGAGCATACTTCGAAGGTATGTCAACACCAGATTTTGATTTCTCAGATATCCGTAAGAAGGGTGCCGCTTTGGTTACCAGTGGTGGTAAAGCACCAGGACCACAACCATTGAAAGATTGTGTACATAACATTAAAAAGATTCTTGATACCAAGGAAGATGGTGATAAATTATCGACTTTGGAGGTGCATGATATCATATGTTATATTGCTGATGCAGTATTGGCGGGTGGTATTCGTAGAGCCGCACTAATTTCGTTATTCTCAATGGATGATGACGATATGCTTACCTGTAAATTTGGTAAATGGTATGAGCTTAACCCACAAAGAGGTCGTTCTAACAACTCAGCCGTAATGCTTAGACATAAGATTACTGAGGAAAAATTCTTTAATTTATGGAATAAAGTAGAGGAAAGTAATGCTGGTGAACCAGGAGTTTACTTCTCTAATGATAAGGATTGGGGCACTAACCCATGTTGTTTAGCTGGTGATACAATAATTGAGTGTGAAGGTGGTGATAAAACTATTTCTGAAATCGTAGAGTTAATTAACGATGGTCGTGAGTGTAGTGTTAAAACATATAATGAGGAAACTGAATTGTTAGAATATAAACCAGTTGTTGCTGGAGTGTTAACTAATGAAGATGCAAATGTTTTAACGTTAACAATTGAAGAAGATGGTATCGAACATGTTGTTGTTAGTACTAAAGACCATAGATTCTTTACCAAAAATAGGGGTTGGGTTGAAGCTGACCACCTAAATAATGATGATAATATTGTTATCAATACCAAATAATAATTGGTTTAATACCTAAAAATAAAGGTATTTCACTAAAAACATTATATAAATATAATATTATTAACTAAAAAAATGGGAAAATTAATTAAAAAAGAATACAACAAAGAGACTATTGCTGTTTATGATATAGAGGTAAAGGATAATCATAATTTTTTTGCAAATAACGTTTTAGCACATAATTGTGAGATAGGATTAAGACCAAACCAATTCTGTAATCTGAATGAAATTAATGCCTCTAACATTACTTCCCAAGAAGATTTGGAAGGTAGAGTTAAGGCAGCAGCATTCATAGGGACATTACAAGCTGGTTATACGGACTTTCATTACTTACGTGATGTTTGGAAACGTACAACCGAGAAAGATGCTCTAGTAGGAGTTGGTATGACTGGTATAGGTTCGGGTGAAGTTCTTAAATATGACCTAAAAGCTGCGGCTAAAGCAGTTAAGGTCGAGAACACTAGAGTAGCTAAACTGATTGGTATTAACCCAGCAGCTAGAACTACAACAGTTAAACCATCTGGATGTCAAATACCATCCACTGAGGTTAAAACCAATAGAGGTGACTTATCATTAGATGAGATATTTAAAATAAATGGTGTTGATTTAGGTGGTAAATTGGACGAATATAGGGAATGGTATGATGTCAAAGAAGATATTAAAGTTTTTAATCATTTGAATGAAGAAAAATCAATTACTAAATTGTTTATAAATGGTTACGAGGAAACTATTGAATTCACAATGGAAGATGGGAGTACTATCGAATGTACACCAAATCACCAATTTATGATGGAAGATGGTTCTTGGAAAGAAGCTAAGGATATTACAGAAGATGATAATTTTTTAATAAAATAACCTAAATTTTTGGTCGGTTTCACTGTTGTCACGATATTTATTAATAAAGATAGATATTATGGCATCAGTAAAACAAGCATGGATTATAAAATATGGTGAAGAAGAGGGGTTGAAAAGATGGGATGAACGTAAAAAACTTTCAGCGATAACAAAAGATAATTTAATTATAAAATATGGTGAAGGGGTAGGATTAGAACGATGGGACTCTTATAAAGATAAACTAAAGAAACGTGGGACTAGGCAATGGTATACTGATAAGTATGGTGAAGAGGAAGGTGTGATAAAATACATGGAGAAAAACGCTAAACTATCTATTGGTGTTGAAACCCTTAGAAATAATGGGTATAGTGAAGAAGAGATAGAAATTATTAGAAGTGTTCATACTAAAAAATCTGTTAGAAGTATTTATAATTTTATAAAAGAATATGGTGAAGTGGAAGGAACGAAAAAATATGATTTGTATAGAGAGAAGAATCGGCTGAATTCATCATGGGGATTAAATTTTTGGGTTAATAAGTGTAATGGTCATATTGAAAAGGCTAAAATAAGACTAAAAGAACACCAATCAAGAAATATTAATTGGTGGGTATCTAAGTATGGTGAAATTGACGGAACCCTTAAGTATAATGAATGGGTTGGTAAAACAACCAGCGCTATGATGTGTGGGGATACAATATCGAAGGGTCAGAAAGAGTTGGAGGATGATATTAGTAAAATATATAGTGGTAAAATATTAGGTCATAGGGAAAGCTATGGTATAATATTAACTAATAACGAAAAACGTAACTATAATATCAAAAATTCTATATTATATCCAGATATAATCTTACCAGAATTGAATATAATTATAAGGTATCATGGCGACTTCTGGCATGCCTCACCAAAAAAATTCGTTAATGAAGAAGAAGTTTTACCTAAAATTAATAAGAGTGTTAAGGATATTAGATTGATTGACGAAGAGAAAGATAATCTCTATAAAAATAGAGGTTATAAGGTGATTATTGTTTGGGAAAGTGATTATAAGAACGATAAACTCACGACCATAAATAAAATAAAAAAAATAATTGAAAATGAAAATAATTAAAAAAGAAATTAAGAAAAACTTTACTGTTGATATTGAGGTTGGAGACACACCAGTATATCAATTAAAAAATGGTATAGTGTCACATAATACCAGTTCATTAGTTCTAGGTACGTCATCAGGTATTCATGCTTGGCATAATGATTACTATGTTCGTAGAATAAGAGTTGGTAAGAATGAGGCTATTTATACATACCTACAGATTTATCACCCAGAGTTAATTGAGGATGAATACTTCAGACCAAATGAGCAAGCAGTTATTTCTGTACCACAGAAAGCACCAGAAGGTTCAATATTTAGACATGAGTCACCGTTAGACCTACTTAATAGAGTTAAGAGATTCAATATGGAATGGGTGAGAAATGGTCATACTGATGGTCAGAACACACACAACGTGTCGGTAACCGTTTCAATCAAGAAGGAACCAGAAATGGTATCGGTTAAGGGTGAAGGTGGGAAACCGATTAAAGGTACTGACGGTAAAGTTGTATTTGAACCTAAGAGGGATTCTGAGGGTAATATTATTTACAGAATAAATGAATGGGGTGCAGTAGGAGAATGGATGTGGGCTAACCGTAACACCTTTAATGGTATAGCAGTATTACCTTACGATGGTGGAAGTTATATCCAAGCACCTTTTGAGGATTGTACTAAGGAAACCTACGATGAGATGTGTAAGTCATTACATAGTATAGATTTAACCAAAGTAGTTGAGATGGATGATAACACCGATTTAGCTGGAGAACTTGCTTGTAGTAGTGGTGGTGCTTGTGAAATTGACGTCAACGTTAGTGAGTTAATTAAGGACTAATCATCAAATGATATGTTGTGAAGAGGTGGGCTAGTCCCACCTTTTTTTATGCCTTAACTATTTAGTTTTGGTAAATTCTTAGTTAATTGATATTTATAACTAAGAACTAAAATTACGGCTCGAAAAATACCTAATGGGATATACTAAAATTAATATAGACACAGAAAAGAAATCGGTTAGAAAGATTTCGGAAGAGTTAAATTATACTACCCATGTGGTATACACAAATCTTAAAGATTATAACTTCAATAGGGTTGACTATAACGGTAACGAAATACTAAATATTAAATAATATGGCTAGAAAAATACCATACTTCGCTAGGTCATTTGCAGACGTTAGAACTGAACTGGTAAACTACGTTAGACAATACTACCCAGATATCTTCAACGACTTCAACGATGCCTCAGTTGGTATGATGTTATTAGAACTTAATGCTGCGGTTGGTGATATGCTATCATTTCACACTGACAGGATGTTCCAAGAAACTCAGATTAACTACGCACAAGAACGGTCAAGTATCCTATCAATGGCTAGAACCTTTGGACTTAAGATTCCAGGTAAAAGACCATCAGTAACAATATGTGATTTCACTGTAACCGTACCAGTTTTAGGGGACACATGGGACATATCTTATGCACCTATCATCAGAAGAGGTGCGCAAGTATCGGGAGCAGGTAAAGTATTTGAGGCGACAGACGATATAGATTTCTCATCACCATTTGCGTCAGGCGGGATTCCAAATAGAACCATAATCCCTAACTTGGACAGTTCAAACAATATTATTAATTACAAAATCACTAAAAGGGAAATGGTTATCAATGGTGTAACTAAAATATTTAAGAGGGTGATGGGTGATAATGATGCGATACCTTTCTTTGAACTGGTTCTTCCAGATACCGATGTGATATCCATCAATTCAATTATAACACTTGAAGGAACCGATTTTAATTCCACACCAACAATTGACCAATTTTTGGATAGTGATTTAAGATGGTTTGAAATGAATGCCTTGGCAGAAGATAAAGTTTTCGTTAAGGATAATACACTTGCTAGTGATAACACTGCTATTGAAGTGGGTAGGTGGGTACAGGTAAACCAGCGATTTATTCGTGAGTATACCGATATAGGTTTTACAAAGTTGATTTTCGGAGGTGGTTCACAGGACATTGGTTCATTATGTGATTTTGATGTTGATGCCGCGTTGGTAAGTAGAATTGGTGACTTCATTAATAATTTGAGTATGGGTATCACCCCAAGCCCAAGTACAACAATGTTCATAAGTTATAGAGTTGGTGGTGGTGCGGATACTAACATAGGACCTAATGTCCTAACCACAATTACACTAGTTGATATGACCGTAAGTGGTTCTGATAACATTATAAACCAAGCAGTTAGAGGTTCACTTACCGTGAACAACCCATTACCAGCATTAGGTGGTAAAGATGAACCTTCGGTGGAAGAGATACGTAACCTAACTCGTTACAATTTTGCTTCACAAGAGAGATGTGTAACCATTAAGGATTACCAATCAAGGATTACCTTGATGGATGGTGAGTTTGGTGTACCTTTCAGAGTGGGTGTATTGGAGAATCAGAATAAGATTGCTGTTTATATTCTGTCATTAGGTAGTGATGGTTCCTTGAGTAACACATCAACAAGCACGTTGAGGAATAACATCTCAAAGTACCTAAGTGATTATAGAATGATGAATGATTATATTGAAATTAAGAATGGTCAAATCGTTAATTTAGCGTTCGAATTGGGATTATACATTGATAAAGAATATCCATCAAGTCAAATTATCGCGGAAGCTATATCCCAAATACAGGATTATTTCGATATTGATAACTGGGAAATGGGTCAAAATATTTACATGAGCCAATTAATAGAGAATATTAATAACGTTGGTGGAGTATTGAACGTAATGGAATTGAAAGTATTTAATAAGGTGGGTAATGGCTACTCTCTTAACGAGATAGCTCAACCATTATTGGATGACGCTACTAGAGAAGTTGATATGTCACCTAACTACGCATTAATGGGTAGTCCGATAAGTATGTTTGAAATTAAGAGACCTACGGTAGACGTTCGCGTAAGAGTGAAGACGAATTAAGAGTTAAAATCAATTAATGGTTGATTTAATCAAGATTTGGCTTATATTGATATTAAATAATTGAACTATGGGATGTGGATGTAAAGGTAGTAATAATTACGAAATACCAGGAGCTAAAGAGACTCATGAACCTAAAGTAGGTTTAAATGTTAACGTTATCGTTAAGTGGTTTGTATTCATACTCGTGACTATACTATCACCAATAATTGCCCCACCTATTCTGGTCTGGGCACTATATAAAGGTATAATTCAGAATGAAAGATTGGATACGATACTAATGTTCAAAGCTATCAGTAAGGCAGCTACTACCATTTTAGAAGAAGAAGATGAAGCATTGGATGATGATGAAATCGATAGATTAGAATTGGTGGAAATGGATACGACAATAGTATAATGGGTAAAAGTATAAGGATACGCACAACACCAAACGGTGAAGATAAATTCATCAAAGTTAATCTGGAACAGGATTTTGATTTTGTAGAAATATTATCATTG